TCTTTTCTTGAAGTTCTTTAGGCAGAGTCTTCTGCTTTGCTGTCAGAGTAGGCTTGCCCATTGTCTTGGTAGCCTTTTTCTTATTTTTATGTTTCATCAATAACCCCCACCTTTGCGTGGCTTAGGCTTTTTGATTGGCTTCTTTTTCATTACCTTGCACCTTTTCCAATAGTTACATTTTTGCCAAATGTGACTGTGCCATTGCGACGTTTGACAGTTTTGGCAGATGGGGAAGGAGCGGCCTTCTTAGGCCGCCCCCTCTTCTTTTTTTGGGCCTCAGCCATTAACGACTATCCGTTGTCATACTCACGATATCGCCAGTATCGACAGTACCGCCTGAGTTGGAAACAACAGTTGCAATGCCAAAGCCGTTTGAAGCGTTGACAAAGATAACGTCGCCAACATTGATCTCGTCTGACTTATTATTAAAGTAGCCAGCGGTATCAATGGTGTTCAGGTTGTCTCCAGTAGACACATAGTGCCAGATATGGAAACCATTTCCTGAGTAGTTAACCAAGGTGAAGTTTGCGTCTGTATAAGCCATCTCAACTCCTCCTTATTTCTTCAGCTCAAGTTCGAAACAACCTTCAG